ACGACAAGGTGCAGGTCTTTGTCCATTTCCCCCGTGGAATGCAGGAAGATGATCACACCTCCCTTGCGGGTCCGGCCGTAAACCATCTGGCGCGGCATCACCGGCTCGCGCACGGTCACCGTGCGGGCCTGCAAGGCGACCTGGCCCACTGCGGGCTTGGGCATCATGGACTGGGCCGCCGCTGAGAGCAGCATCGACGCGCCGAAGTTGGCGGCAAAGCCAATCAGACCCGTCGCTGCAAAAGCGGCCGCCACGCCGCCGGCGGCAATCGCCGCGCCGCCAAGTGCGACGGCGCCAAGAATAATGGGTGGCATGGATCAGCTTCTCCAGGCGAGACGGCAAGAGCTAATCGGCAGGGTCACAAGCCCCTCGGGCGCGACGAAGGCGGCCCGCGCCCCGATACACACGCCGAAGGCCTCGGAATCTCCGCCCAAAACAAGATCACCGCGCTGTGCAAGGCGCGGATCGGGCAGCGGTTCTCCAAGAAGTGCGCGCCCACCGTCTTCAAGCCTGCGCCAGCCAAGCCGACGCAGCACCCGCTGGCAGCCGCTAGGCGTTCTGTACCGCTCCCGCCAGAGGGCTGCATGGTCCGGCCCGCCCGTCAGATCCCGGCGCAGATCAAAGGCCCAGGTGGCGCAATCATGCTGGCCCCATGCGAAGGGGCGCGTGCGGGCATCAGTTATGGCGGCGGCAAACAGCTGTTCCCAATGGGGGACGCGGACGGCCATGTGGGTGGCAACGCGGTTCCGTTCCATCAGCCGCGCCCCCAGGTGATCTCTTGGTCCTGGATCGCTGTGATATGCGCAAAGCCCAGATCGCCCGCAAAGAGCACCTGCTGGTTTTCATGGGTGTAGCGCCAGTTGCGTGGCACATTGAGATCAATGAGCCGGCTTTCATAGCTGATCGTGATCCGGCAGCTTTGCGCATCTTCCTGGATCTCCGGCACATCAAGGCGGCCGGTGAAGGCCTGCACGGGATCGGCGATGATCTGACGGTCCTTGGTCAGAAGGGCTAGCCAGATGCGCCCCGGCTGACCCTGGCGCGCTTCATCAATCGCAAGCCCCACCAAATCAAGCGGTACGCCAGAGAGCGAGGCCACAACATCCGAGGTTTCCTCAAGAGCCCCAAGCCCCAGAAGCACGCCGACGCCGGTCCAGGTCTTGCCGTCCCATTCCACAGGACCAGCCCCAGTCCAGATCCGCACCATGCCTGAGGGGAAGGCGCCTTCAAATAAGATCGCAGGCCTGAGATCCGCGGCGTCAAGCGCATCGGCCAATGCCGCCGTGATGTCGCGGCTCATCAAATGGCCTCGCGTGCGGAGAGTGTGAAGCTGTGACGTGCCGCACGCGCGATGCGGGTGGGCACCGCGGTGGTAGGGCGCAGCAGCACCTGCGGTCTGTTCACCTCCAAAGCTGTGTTGGCGGGCAGCGCGCTGCGCATGGCTGGAAAGATCGTCAGTGTTGCCAAACCATTGATATCCGCTGTTACATCAAAGGCGATCTGGTGCAGGCGCGTGTCGCGCGCGGCACCGATGGAGAGAAAGTCACCCGAGGCAACGGCAGGCAGGCCAGAAGGCCAGCCAAGCGTTTGAATGACGTTGCCGCCCGTGATGGGCGTTGCCAGCGTGACCGGTTGCGTCAGCCCTTTTGGCTCAATGGACGGGTCGGCAAAAAGCAGCAGGCCCCGGCCAGAGCCAAGCGCCGTCAGGGCCGCAGAGACAGACCGCGCCAGCGGTCCGGATTGCGCGGCAAATTCGATATCATATTCCCACCATTCCCCGCCCCAGTCCTGGACTTCTGTCGTCCCCGTAAACGGAGACGGTGTCTGGCTGGTGGCGGTGACCAAGCGCCGTTCCATCCCTGCGACCCAGGTGCGCGGCAATTCCACAATGATGCTCATGTCAGCCGTCCCCGGCGCATGGCATTGCCCACAGCGGCCAGCGCAATTCGCTCGAACTCGGGTTGGGCATTGCGCATCACCGCAGCAATCTGTTCAGCCACCCCCATCTGCGCGCCGCGCGCATCAACATTGAGATGGACAGCAACGGGGATACTGCCGCCTGCGCCCCGCGCAACCTCCGATCGGGACAGCACCCGCTCGCCGCGCTGTAAGATCGTGGGCACCTCATCTGGGCGCAGCCCTGCCCAACCGCCAGCATGCATCCGGGGGGCTGCGGCAAAGACAGCTGCGGGCACAGACCGCGTATGGCCAGAGATCCCGACCATGCCGCCCGCATGAGAGACCGCAGCGGCAACAGACCCACCGCCACCAAAGGCACCCGACAGCGCATTGGCGATCGGTCCCAGCACCGCGCGGCGAAACGCCAACACGGCAAGATCTGCCAGGATTGACCGCACGAGGCCCTTGAAGTCGAGCTTTCCCGTCTCGACAAAGCTACGGAACGCGCTTTCGGCGCCAGAGAAGGCGCGGGATAAAGTTTCTCCAAGGCCTTTGCCCCAGTTAAGCGCATCACCGGCATAGGACTTCAAAGCCTCCGAGACCGCGCGCCAGCCGGTCACAATCCTTTCGGCAGCGCCACCACCAGACCCGCCGCCGCCCACGGCATCTCCGGCTTGGGCCATTGCTCCTGCCAGGCGGTCAGCGGAGGCCGTTGCCTCGTCAAGAGCGGCAGCGCCGTCCTCGCCAGTACCCGCAACAGCATCGCGCAGCGCAGCCCAGGAGGACAGTGGGGCCGTGGCTCCGGCCGCCAAGTCAGTGGCCGCACCACGATAAATATTGGCCGTGGCGAGTGCATCAGCTGCAATCCCATCAAGGCCCAGATCAGGTGCCGTGAGTGGATTGTCTGCAAACGCCCGGCGAAACGCATCTGCCGCAGCGGTCCCTGCATCCGCTGAAGCCCCCGCAAAGGGATTGGCAATATCCCCAAGGCTGATTTCGCCGATTTCGCCAAAGGTGGTCTCGATGCCCACAGCCGCCAGCGCATCCCGGATCTTGCCCGTAAACGCATCAATCCGGGCGATCGCGCCATTGAGCATGGCCTCGATGCCATCAAGCATGCGGTTCGCCGCCGCGTAAACAAGATCACCGATCACCGCTGGCAGGCGCGACCAGATTTCTCGGACGGCGAGAAGTGCGCCCTCAAAAGTATTCGCTGTGGCGTTACCAAAGGCGACAACGCTTTCAATCGCCCCCGCTATGCCGGTGGCAGCATCGGATTTAAGATCAAAAAACATCGCCGTAGCGCGCGCGCCTACGGCCGAGGCGCCCATCTTGATCCGGTCCCAGACCTCGACGGCAACATCTTTTAAGAGGCGCATCGCCTCGCCAAAGCCGCCGGCACCTGACGCGAGGCGCGTGAACCAATACACAAGCTCTCCCGCCCCAACGATCAACGCGCCAATGCCAGTGCGGATCAGCGCGCCCTTGAGGACCACCAGCGTGGTGGCGAGCCCGCGCACCGACAGCGCCGCAGCAGCTATCGCCGTGATCCAGCGTCCTGCGAGGAATGTGGCAAAGGTTCCAGCATAGACCGCGAGCCGGTCAAGGTTCGCCAGGACCGCGTCAAACGCGCGGCTGATCGGACTGGTGGAAGAGGCCAGCGCCACGAAGGCGTTGGCCACCGCCTCCAGCGACGGGGCAAGCGCCACGGCAATTCGGTTGCGCACGCCCGTAAACACCTGGCCAATGCTGACCAGCGCCAGTTCTGATCGACGCATGGCGGCGATGGCGTCAGCATCCAAAACAGCCCCAAGCGCCTGGGCTTGTACCCCGAGTCGGGTCATCTCCGCGCCGCCGTTTTGCAGCAGCGGAATGAGACGCGTAGTGTCGGACGCCATCGCCTCGAGGTAAAAAGTCATCTCTTGTTGGCTGACGCCTGCCTTTTCAAGGCTCGAGACGTAAAGCTGCAGTGCCTCAGGACCGGAAAGGCGGGCGAACTGATCGGCGGTGACACCCACGCGCGGTGCGATGTTCTCAAAGAAGTCCGCCATCGGGCCACCGCCCGTTTGCAGAAAATCCCCCACACGGTCGTTCACGTCCTTCAGGATATCAGCAAGCTTTTCTTGCTCAATGCCCACCGTGGCGGAGGCAGCCGCCCAGCGTTGGAACAGCTCTGGGTTGGCATTGGCGACCTGTGAGAGCTGGCCGATTTCATTTGCGGCAGCCACCGTCGAGCGGGTCATCGCAACGACAGCACCCGCGAGCGCTGTCGCCGCAGCAGTCGCCGCAATCTTGGCCCGGCGCGCAAAGGCAGCCATGCGCGCATTGGCTTGATCCAGCTCGCGGCTCAATCGCCCCATCCCGCGTGTGCCCGCCTCACCGACACCTTCCAATTCAGCGCGCACCTGGCGACCGCCAGTCGCAGAGAGGCGGACTGAGACACGTTTTTCAGCCATGGTTGTGTTCAATCTCTTGGTTGGTTTTGCGCACCATCACCGCCTCAATCGGCGGCAAGAGTTCAGCGATGATCAGGGGTGAGAGCCCCAGGGCCGCCCCGAGTTGCAGGGCAGCAGCCATATCCCAGCCGAGGACAGCGCCGCCGCTCATGCCGCTGACGACGCGGATCTGCCCACCAAGCCGCTGAACAAGATCCCAGATCTGCCAGCCCTCGAGTGTGCGCGGCGCATGCAGGCTGCGTGGGCAGGCCGCACATACGGATGGGCATGCCGCGCAATACTCACCGCCCCCGCCGAACTCCCAGTCGGCGAGAGCGGTCAGGCGTTTTTTTCTGCATCCAGTATCAGCGCGCCTGCGATGTATGTGGTTTGGAACGCCTCAAAGATCGGCCAGAGCTCTAAAAGGGCATCAATGCCCTCAGGCGTCAGAGGCAACGGCTCGCCGTCCTCGTCACCAACGCCCTCCCAATCCTTCACGACGATGCGTGCCACGGCTTTGGCCACGATACGGGCGAGATCATCGTTGGACGCGCTGATTTCAGCATCGGTTGCGGCGGCGATGATCGCCGGATCGCTGCGCGCGGCCAGCATGATGGCCGTGGTCAGCGGTTCAACAAACAGTCGGACGCCGTGACCAAGGTCGAGCCAGCGCGGCTCCGTGGACAAGTTTAAGCGCAGCATCAGTAATCCTCGCGGTTATTGGTCAAGGTGACGGTACACATGCGCTCCACCAGCGGGTCACTCGCCGCCTGCCAGTCAAATGTGGCCTGCACGCCTTGTGGGCCCGAGATCTCGATCCGAGGGCGTGGGAGATAGACGGCATGCGCGGTGACGGTTAGGTTTTCACCGGTGGACAGCGTGTAGGAGAACTCCAACTCGCAGGCCTCGCCATTGATCGCTTGGGTCACCAGCGTCTGATCGGCAAAGCGCACGACAACATTGCCGGTCAGCGCTGCAATGGAGGGATCCGCGCCATCAATCTTGCCATCCGCCCGGATCGTCTCGATGCGATCGAGGTTGTTGGCATAGGTCAGGTCAGTGGAGACAACGTTGCCGATGTTTGATCCGTTCCGCGTGATAGCGCCGTTGAAATGCCCGAAGCGCTTGAGTGCGATATTGGCGGGCGATCCGGCCGCACTCGTCGTGGCAATCTCCTCGCCCTGGGCCACCATGCTAGCCGTTGCTGTAAGCAAGCCTGATCGCGCCATCTGCCAGTTGAGGCTGTCGACCATGCAGCCGGAATACATCGCATAGCGCGGGACCTCGGGCATACCTGTCTCAACCGAGAAGCTAGGCAGCGTCCAGTTTCCTGAGCGGAACTCGTGGCTGTAAGGGGCGTCAGCACCCGTGGTTGTGGGTGCCCCAAATGCTGCCTTCAGCCAGAACCCGAACGCTTCCGTATCGATAGGCATGACGACATTGCCGTCCGCCGTCACTGCATCCTTGATCGGCGCCTGCGGATCGCGGCCATAGCCGAGCAGCTCCGATGTCTGCAGCGGTTGCTCCGCCCCCAGCGAGGTGCTGGCGAAGGGCAACTTGGTAAAGCCGCTGCCGGGCGGCGTGCCGTATGTGGTCTCGAACGCAAGCGCCATCTGCGCCCGCGCCCCTTGGGCTCGTGCCATTGTGTTTCTCCTTGAATTTATCTGGTCAGCCTAGCGCGTCGGTGGTCGCGTAGTGAAGAATGATCGGAATGATCCCGGCCTTCAGAGATGCGGCCCCTTCGACCGGAAGATCGACGGGTTCAGCGGCCTCCGGCTCGACCCAGTCGCATAATCCCCGCAATGTCCGGTCGGCGGCGATTACTGCGCCGACGTGAGCGCAGAGCGCATCAAAGCCGCTGTCACGGTTCGACGTTGACTGCACGATCACCTCAAGCTCGGCTCGGTGCTGGAAATGATATGTGAGCGGCGACAATGTCACGCCGGGCTCACCCGGACTGCCATCACGCAGGATCATCAGCCCAGCGGTTGGGATGCGTTCCGGCAGAACTTCTCCGCGCAGCACAGGCACATGCGGGATCGTGCTGAGCAGGTCCGCCAAAGCGGTCAGGATGGTTTCGCGTTCACTCATGTTTTTGCGTCCAGCCATTTTGCCACGATCAGGCCTGGAACCGCCGCCTGCGCGCGCTCAGCGTCGCGCACCAGATTGAGCCGTTTCGCGAGCTTCACTTGCGGCACAAGCAGAAAGATCGGCACCGTCGCCTTCCCGCGTCCAGTTTTCGACCGTGACGCAACGCCCAGCCCGCGACTGTTCAGCCGACCATCCGCGACCAACAGGCTCGGACCCCGGCGGCGATAGATAAACCGTAGTCGCAACCCGCGCCGCGTTTCCCATTCGCCGGGCGTGAGCGCCTTGCCGCGGGCGCCTTTGCCTGCCGCCGGCGTAGGAATAGCAAGCCAGAACCCGTCCTTTGACCGGATCAACGGGCCAGTGTCATGCGCGCCGATGATCTGAGGCGCGTTGGACCAGACCAGTGCTGCAGCATCAAAGCTTTCGCCTGTTGCAGGATAGGTCTTGGACCGGATCGTGTTGGCGAGCCGCTGACCCAGGCGGGCGCGCGTGATCTGGGCGCGCCAGTCCGACTTCAGGGTATTACCTGCGACACGCATGGCAGCAGTGACTGCCTTTTCGCCTGCGAGGATTTCGGCCTGCATTGCGATAACGATGTCGCCCGCGACAGAGATGTTGAGCTTCATGCAGGTGTTGCCTCAATGGTCCAGATCAGCCGCTCGCGATCGCGCAGGGGTTCGCCTTGGATCAGGAAGGTTTCTTCGCCAAAGAGGATCTGCTCATCGGGCCGGGGTGTGGGCAATTCAGACACGCGCACGTCGAAACGGAATGTTTCCGAGACAAGACGCGCCGCTCCGAACGTGGTCACATCATCGCTGCGACGCATGATAATGTGGATGCGGGTGAACTGCCCTTCGCTGTCACGATACCACGCTTCATGGGCAAGGTTCGGATCAGCGAAGAGGAGATCGAGTGCGCCTGCAAAAGCTGTCATGACGGCTCAGCCTCAATTGCCCGAGTGCAAACGGATCGCCATGCGCGGCCGCTTGTTGACAGGCAGTATCGAACTTTCGGTCATCAGATCAATCCAGCGGCCTTTGGCGTCGATCATCTGGCGCGCATAGAGCGGCAGACCGATGGTGTTGGCAGTCTCCAGCAGGTTGGCGGGGCCGCCATAGGTAGTGAAAGTGTCAAACGTGCCGATAGGGAAGGCGATGCCTTCACCTGCGGGGATCAGACGTTCTGACGTTCCGTTCGAGAGGGTGACCGAACCATTATATTCTTCGAACAGCATGCCCGCGAAGGGAAAGGCGCGGCGCATGTCTTCGCGCAGCGGCTGGCCGCCAGTGGCCGAGAAGAACTTATAGGCCTCTTCGGTCTTTGGGTGGCTGATCAGCTTGTCAAAGAACTCTGAACTGACCAGTGCATGCGCGGTGGTCATGGTCTCGCCCAGCAGGTTGTCTTCCATGGCGCGCAAAACGCTGCGGACTTTGCCCTGGACGTTGGTGCCAGCGGTACCGAAGACGAAGTCGACCGAGATCTTCTCCAGACCGAACTCGCTGAAATAATCATAGAGCGTCGTGCCGGCCCCGTCCTTCACAATGCCGCGCAGCGCATTCATCTCCATGTATTCGCGGGTCTGGGCATGTTTGCGGCGCATCAGTGTCAGCTTGCGGTTCATCACCTCGACCAGCGGATCGGCGGCGTCCGACAAACCCAGCGCTGGCATGCCCTGAATGTCAGCGGGCAGAATGACGTCGTCATGGGGGATCCAGGGCAGGGCAAAGGACCGCATCGAGCGCTGTTCGCGGTTCCCAACAGTGGCGGGCGCGCCCAGCGGCACGGAGGGCAGAAGGCTGAGAACGCCCTCGCGCTGTTCGATCACGATGGAGCGTTGGGTGACGCCTTGAAAGCGGAACAGGCCAATCTGGCCAAGGCGGGTGTAAAGATTGGGCAGGATGTTGATGGCCTGCGTCATCTCGGCGAGCGAATAGCCGCCCGCGTCAAACGGGTTGCGGGTGATGGTCATGGG